TGAAGAGGTAACCAAGACCCAAGGCCCGCGGACCAAGGGCCAGGTCGAGGACATGCGGCAGAAGATGGAGCTGATCCGTAACACGCTCGGCATGCCGACGTTCTCGCGTGCAACGATTGGCCGCGAGGGCGAGTTGCTTGCGAAGCGGTTTGACAAGGGCGGCGAGGCCAAGGCCGAACTTGATGAGATGAAAGCGCGGGAAGAGTACCAGCGTAAAAATCCGCAATATGCAACGCCAGAACCTGGATTGGAATCACTTTACCCAGAGGAGTTTATAACTCCCGGCGGGGCTTTGAAAGCAGCGGGCATGTTAGGCATGGCTGGGCGCTCTACTATTTCTAAAAAAATAAAAAGAAAATATGAACGCAATAAAGATGCTCTTGGAGATGCAGCAGGAATAGGCCTTCTTTTCGGAGGAGGAGCCTTCGCACAGGCCGTGATCAATAGACTTCAAACTGAGCAGTTAGCAGAGAGGCGTGCGCGTGCTGAACGTGAACGCGCCGAAAAAGCCAAGGAAGAAAGAAAAAGATGAGTCTTCTTATTGCAAAGGAGGCCCCGTCAAATCTTCCGAATCCCGCGCCAAAGAAGGGCAAGCGCTAATGCCCTCTCGAAACACGCGACGATATTTTGAAGAGTTGGACAAACAACTCAAAGGCCGTTCTCCGACATCCCCGGAGTTCGAGGCGTTGCTAAGATCAAAAATAGGCGGCCAATTCCAAGAACTAGTCACCCCAGAAAACTTGGAAAAAATGTACTTACTTGGACGACCCGAAGAGTACAACCCATACAGCGGCGTAAACGCTAGAGAGTTTGTAGAAGCGGGGCGCACCCCTGCTCAAATAGCAACGAAGTTGGAAAAGGATTTTAGTTCAGCTCTTAGAGAAGGGGAAAGAGTACCCGAAGGAAAGACAGTTATAGGTATTGGCAGAAGCGCCAACCCTAACGTCTTTACTCACGAGCTTAGGCACGAGCTTGAGTTCAGTTCAGACAAACTAGAAAACGAAGTCAAGAATCGTTTTTATGATCTGATATACGGCTCGACTTCATATCCTGCATATCTGACCAACGTACGAAGAGTTCATCAAGCAGCCCTTCACCTAGATCCAGAATTTAAGCGCGGAAAAACAGACGCTGATTTTGCGCGTAGGCGGCAGATGTCTTGGTACTCGTCGGATAAAGAAAAGGAAAACTATGTACTTAAGAGTCCTTATCTCCGAGAGCTGCTGTCTCCAGGCAAAGAGGGAGTGTCGCTTCCCTCTAGGGCAAGGAACCTATTTTCCGACATCGTTAAAAAAAACTATGAATTAAATGTTTCTGGCGCTAACACCAGAACCGAAAACCTGCCTAAAGACGCAATCGAGCTTCGATCCAAGTTCCCGTTTTTAAATTTTGTTGGCAGCGTTGAAGACAGCAGGAAAGCGCGCAAGGATTCATTGACAAACACTCAAGCGCCCCCAAGACGCCGAGCCGCGGGAAGCCCGCCTAGGGGAGAGGCTACGTCCTCCAAGGAAGAACTCCGCAAGCTGATGCTTGCGATGAACCCGGACGCGGAGCAGGTTCCCGGAAGCCCTCTGGTCAAACGCTACTAGCCGTATTAGGATCACAACATGCCAATTGACAAAGCTATCAACCCTGCGCCAGACGGCGGGATCTTGGTTATTGCCGAGGAAGCGCCCGAGATGCCGGACGTCGAGATCGTCATTGACGACGAAGGCGGGGCGGTAGTTGAGATTGGCGAGAGCGAAGCCGAGGAAGTTGACTTCTACGCAAACCTTGCGGAGGTCGTGGACCCTGATGAGCTAGGCAGGATCGCTCTGGATGTGTCCGCAATGTTCGAGGCGGACAAGGGTTCGCGATCGGACTGGGAGCAGATGTACGCCAAGGGGTTAGATCTTCTTGGTCTACGCATGGAAGAGCGTACAAAACCCTTCCGTGGCGCGGCGGGCGTGACCCATCCGATGCTGCAAGAGGCCATTATTCAGTTCCAGGCGCAGGCCTTTAAGGAGCTGATGCCCGCGGGCGGCCCCGTGCGCACGCAGATTTTAGGCAAAGAGACCGTCGACAAGTTCCAGCAGGCCTCGCGCGTGCAGGACTTTATGAATTACCAGATCACGACGGTGATGGAAGAGTACACGCCGGAGTTTGATCAGCTCCTGTACTACACCGGATACGGTGGATCGACCTTCAAGAAGGTCTATTACGACATGCAGCTCGGTCGCATGGTGTCAAAACTATGCCTCGCGGACGATGTATACATCCCGTACAACGGTTCGAGTGTCGTGTCGCAGTGTTCGCGGCTGACTCATCGCATTGCGATGGACGCAAACGAGTACCGTAAACGTGTTTTGGTCGGCGAATACTTGGATATTGCGGTAGATCTGGAGCCAACGCCCGCGGATCCGAGCCAAATCCAGGCTGCAATCGACAAGGTGACGGGAATCCAGCCGACCGACCAGGCCGGCGAGGTCTTTTTGCTTGAAATGCTGGTCGATTTGAACCTGCCGGGCTTTGAAGAGAAGGGCGAAAACGGCGAACCGACCGGAATTAAGCTTCCGTACGTCGTCACGCTGGCCGAAGACACGCTCAAAGTCGTCGGAATCCGTCGAAATTGGCGCGAGGAAGACGAGAAGAAGCGTCGGCGCAACTATTTTGTGCACTACGTCCTTGTCGAAGGGCCTGGCGCGTATGGCTTGGGCTTTGTGCACCTTATCGGCGGTCTTTCCAAGGCCGCTTCGAGCGCGTTGCGGCAGTTAATCGACGCCGGAACGCTCGCCAATTTGCCTGCGGGCTTTAAAGCCAAGGGCGCGCGCATCGCGGACGACTCGGATCCGATCCAGCCAGGCGAGTGGCGCGATATTGACGCGGGAGGCGCGGAACTTTCGGCCTCTCTCTTGCCACTTCCGTACAAGGAGCCGAGCCAAGTGCTGTTTGCGCTGCTCGGATTTGTCGTGGACGCCGGCAAACGGCTCTCAAGCACGGCTAACATGCAAGTTGGCGACGGCAACCAGTACGCGCAGGTCGGCACGACGCTCGCATTGCTCGAGCGTGGCGCGATGGTCATGTCCGCGATCCACAAACGGTTGCACTATGCGCAGTCTTTGGAGTTCCGGCTGCTCTTTGAGGGCTTTGGCGTCTATCTGCCAGATGAGTACCCGTACGATGTGCCGGGTGCGAGCCGCAAGATCAAGCGTGCGGACTTCGACAACATGGTTTCGGTGCAACCGGTTGCCGATCCGAACATCTTTAGCAGCGCGCAGCGCATTCAGCTTGCCCAGATGCAGTTGCAGATGGCGCAGAGCGCGCCGCAAATGCATAACATTTACGAAGCATACTACCGCGTGTACGCCGCGCTTAACATCCGCGATATTGACGGCATCCTGCTCCCGCAGAATAACCAAATGCCACGTGACCCACTGTCCGAGAACAGTGCTGTCTTGAACAACATGAAGCTCAAGGCTTTCGCGGGCCAGCAGCACGACGCGCACATCGCGGCGCATTTGATGATGGGCATGTCGCCCATGCTTCAAGCCAACCCGATGGCGGCGATGGAGCTTCAGCAGCATATTTTGGAGCACTTGCGCATCAAGGCCGAAGAGGATGTCGAGGCGGATCTCTTCCGCATGTACGGCGTGGATCCTGACCGCATGGTTTCGGCGATCCAGAAGGAAGGCATGGTTGCGATTAAGGCGACGACTTACATGCAAGAGATGCGCAACATGCAGTCGCAGATCTCCGGCGAAGGTGCGGGCGGAGAAGACCCGTTGGTCGCGCTCAAGAAGCAAGAACTTGATCAGCGAGCCGCGGCTGACCAGGCTAAGATGCAGTTGGATCAAGCCAAGCTGCAATTGGAGACGCAAAAGATGCAGCAGTCGCTGCAAATCGACCAGGCGCGGTTGCAGTTACAAGCAGCAAAAGGAGGGCGAAATGCCGCTTAAGAAAGGGTCAGGCCAAAAGACGATTAGCCGCAACATCGGCGAGCTCGTCGGGGCTTACAAAGAAAAGGGTCGCATTGGCACGAGCAAGCCGAAGAGCAAGGGCGCTGCCGTGAAGCAGGCTGCGGCGATTGCGTATGCCAAAGCGGGTAAGTCGCGCAACATGGGCCGTGGTGGCGTTATGGGCGCGGTGAGAACGGTTAAGAAAAAGGACGGCAACCGCCCAGTCAAGATTTACTAAGTCGATTAAGCGCTTCGGGTGGTGCGCAAAACCGCCTGCTTTTCATGGAAACCTACCATGCTTGAATTTGCAGAAGCAGTTCTGAAAGAAATTAGAAATCTCCGTGAATCATCGGAGGATATCATCCTGAACGGCACGATTGCTGACATGGAGCGTTACCGCTTCATGATGGGTCGTCTTGAAGGATTAAAGCTTGTAGAGGAATCCGTGAGAGCGCTTTTGAAATCGCGAACGGATGACGACGGCTTTTCAATCTAACAGGAGACTTATGAAACTCGCATCGCAAGAGCCTACCGCACTTGAGAAAAAGTGGGCGGAAGAGGCAGCTAAACACGTGCCAAGCCTAGAGGACGCCTACACGTCGGAGGGCTTCAAGCCCGAAAAACTCGACGAGTCGGTAGTGGACCGTATTCCGACCCCCACGGGTTGGCGTATCGCGATCCTTCCTTACCGTGGGGCCGATAAGACCAAGGGCGGCATCGCCCTGTCC